AACTATTTTACTTCATACTACGTAGATACGTCTCAACATCCTTTTTACAAACAGATGTCACTCGTAGAATACAGCTCAGATACTGAAGTATATAAGTTTCCTTTCAGTGACTTTTTTAACGCAGATAAGTTTATGTTAAGGCTGGACGAGATAGGTGAAAAGTTCGGATTAGATTATATAGACGACCCAAAAATCCCACGTAACCTTAAAGATATTAGGCATTTGCATGAAGATTTTGTTCGTAGACACAAATTTAAAGACATAAAGGATGTTGCTGATCAGGTATTACAGCATATTCATAGTAAAAACAGTATACCTTTAAAGTTAACAATATTTCAGGAAGCATATATTAATGCTAAACTAGGTGGTGTTATGAATAACTTAACAAATATTTGGAATACATCACAAATATTAGATTGTATTACATAGGTTTTCTTACTAGTGTAATTGCTCTACGTTTTGTGCGTTTTTTGCTTAGATCCTTAAGACTAAGATAGGGGCCATACTTAATAATTACGTCTTTACTGTTAAAAGTTTTAAGTATTGGTCGGTAACGTAACCATTCCTGTTTAATAAATACATTTATAGGTATCATACGGTTAGATTCCCACCACCATGTATCTGCTAGTTCTAGGAACAATAACCTTTCGTCTTTTGCCTTAATTGCCGAATAGTCATAAAGAGTTGTGATAATTTCGTCGTAGTTTTGTATTATTCCTATATAATCGTTACCCCCATAGACAACAAAACTTAGAAAAGGGTATTTGTCAAGAAGTTGTTGGATTTCAGGTTCTAACACAATAAATACAATATGCAATTCATTACCCAATATTTATATAGGCAAAAAATACCTTGCCAAATAGTTGAACTTTTGGAAACTAACCGAAGGACTGTGAGCGTGTATAATAGAGACATAAAAGCCTACCGTGGTGTAGCAAACAAATTTTTAATAGAAGTTAAGAACCAAGATCAGAAACCAATTAATATTAGCAGTAGAGATATTAAACTTAATATCATTAACCCTGAAACTAATTCAGTTTATAGTACAACTACTGCCAGTATTCACAACGCCGCTAAAGGGCAGGCACTTGTAACACTAGATGACAACGACTTGTTAGATTTGCCTGCCACTTACTACAATTACACGGTTGCAGTTACTAGTGGTGAGGGTACAGATGAAATCGCATATTCAGATGACAACTACGGTGTACGTGGCACTCTGCAGGTATTAGATGGACATTATCCAACATTTACAGCATCAACTGAGCTTACTATTGATTCAAGTACAAATGAAACAAGTTATGTTATAAGTGACAAGAGTACCAATCAAGGCAGTAAACTTCACACAGCCGCATTTTATCTCAACGGCTATACAGGTGATATCCTAGTAGAAGGCACACTAGATGATACACCAAACTATAACTCAGCAAATTACTTTACTATTCAAACAAAGTCTTACACTTCCTCAAGTAACGTAGAGTACACTACATGGACTGGGAATTATAGAGCGATTAGATTTGTCCAAGTTGCAACCGGAGGGAGCATAACCAAAATACTATATCGTGGCTAAACGTATAGTAGTTTTTGGAGACAGTTGGACTTATGGTTCTGACTTAGTTGATCCCGCACTTATTCCCAAATTAGAAAGTGAAGGCTACGGCTTACAAGATGCCGAATGGAAATACTTTCACGAAAATGTTGCCTACAGAGAAAAACATAGGTACTCTAATCAATTATCAGAACAATTAAACTGGTCTGTGGAAAATTACTCCGAGCCTGGCGATAGTTTAACAGGTATGCGGGTAAAGTTTATAGAATGGGCGTCAAAACAATACAAAATAAGTTGGGACACCATAGTAATATTTGCATTAACACACCCAGATAGACAAAGTTATTACTTTGCAGAAGATGATAAATGGTACAATAGCGGATTACTACAATATGGTATGGAAGACCATCCTCTACATCAAATCTGGAAACGTCACGTAGCCTACAGTAGTTGTAATGAACTTAATATGTACAACGTAAAAGAATTTGTTATGATGTCTCGAGCAATATGTTTGGAAAGACACATGAGGTGGGTTTTTGCTCCTGTGTTTACTGAAAGTAAGTTTGACGATCCAATGTGTATGCCGTTTTGTATGCGTGAAATAATTGAAATAGAACACAGAAACGGACATGATGTCTGGGCTTGGGGAGAACATCCTAATGAACTTGGACATAAATTTATAGCAAAACACTTGATAAACTTTATGAAAGAGCGTAAACTTATACAGTGAACGCCATACAACAAACACTACAAGACAACTTACCAGCAAAACGCAAAACTACCCCAAGTGGTTGGATTAGTTTCAATGCGCCTTGCTGTACACACCGTGGGCATAGTGCTGACACAAGAGGCAGAGGTGGTGTTATAAATGCACCAGATGGCTCTGTAAGTTATCATTGTTTTAACTGCAATTTTAAAGCGACCTGGCGACCAGGCTGGCACTTTAACTTTAAGTTTCGCAGACTGCTATCATGGTTTGGCGTACAACAAAATGACACACAACGTCTGGTGTTTGAAGCCATGCGTATCAGAGAAGAACTTGGTGATGCTGTTGAAGAAATAGAACAGCAACAGGAAAAGATAGAGTTCGAAGCGAAACCCCTGCCAGAGGAAAGTGCAGACATAAGTCAAGTAGCAACCATGATGGCGATTGATCCTAAGTATGAAACAACACAGAGTTTCAGAGACATAGTTGCCTATGCTGTGACACGTAAGATAGACATACAACGTTACCCAATATTTTATAGCACTAGTCGTAACATGAACATGGATAGACGTGTTGTTATTCCTTTTACGTGGCAAGGTAAAACAATAGGATATACTGCTAGAGCATTGGATAAGCATATAAAGCCCAAGTACTTTAGCAGTTATGACAGCAATTATGTTTTTAACACAGATCGGCAACCCAAGGACGCAAAGTTTGTTATAGTATGTGAAGGTCCTTTTGACGCTATGGCAGTTGACGGTGTTGCTATATTAAGTAATACCATAAATGACACACAGGCAGAGATTATAGAACGTTTAGGCAAACGTGTTATTGTAGTGCCAGACTTTGATCGAAGTGGACAACGTATGATACAAGACGCTATTGCATATGACTGGGAAGTAAGTTTCCCTACTTGGTCAGAAACCTGTAAAGACATTGGCGAAGCAGTTGAGAAGTACGGCAAGTTATTTGTTGTAAAAAATATTTTAGACAACGCACAAGCAAATAAATTAAAAATAAACTTGATGAGGAAAGCAATCAAATAATGGATCCAAAGAAAAAGTTTTTCCTTTTTAAACAGAGTAAAAACTTCTGTGCAGTGCCTTGGAATCATATTAAAGTTGAAATGGATGGCACTATTAAAACTTGCGTACATGGGTTAGAAACGTTGGGTAACTTATCTACTGATGATGTTGACACCATTTTACAAAGTCCTATTCTCAAGGACATACGACAAAACTTATACCAGGATAACACACACAAAAATTGTCAGTACTGTACCAGACACGAAGACGAAACAGAACACAAGTATCTCAGAGACCTTTATAACCCTATGTTTAAACTTGAGGACATCGACTACAGCAGTGACTCTGAGTTTAAATTAAACGCTGTTGACTTACATTGGAGCTCTACTTGTAATCTTAAGTGTATTACATGTTGGAGCAATCAAAGTAGCAGTATTGCACAGGAACAAGGCAAGCCTGTATTGCACACACCCAATGATCGTGCAGACAAACTGATAGATATTATTGTTAATAACCAACACAACCTAAAAGAAATATACATGAGCGGCGGGGAGCCCACACTCATTAAACATAATCAAAGACTATTGGAACGACTGGACAAAAACATAGATTGCAAGTTTAGGATAAACACTAACATGATGTTTGACCAGGACAATGCAATTATAAACGAGTTGCTAAAGTTTAAAAATGTACTAGTAACTATTAGTGCTGATTCCACAGGCGCACGTTTTAATTATATTAGGCGTGGCGCAGACTGGCAACGTTTCCTTACTAACTTAAGCTGGTTAAAACAAAGTCATGCTAAGTTTAGACTTAACAGTGTGTTCTTCATAGCCAGTGCATTATACCTAACAGATACACAACGCTTCTTTGCAGATAACTACGACATCAAGGACTTTACAATTAATCAAGTGTTAATGGATCACACTGTCATTAAATGTCGTAACCTATCAGATGCTGTTAAAGCTGACTGTAAAACTAAGATACTGTTACACAAAGAACAGTTTAGTAATAACACAAACTTATGTGCAGAATTAGATGCTTGTTTGCAGGAATTAGATTGTGCTAAAGAAAATGACTACGAGTCTTTCTTTACACAGTTTCCAGGTGACTGGCAAGAGGTGTTCCCAGAACTATGAACGTATTGCTAGTAGGTTGTGGGAAAAAGTTTGGTAGGTCTATACTAGATAGTCTAGTAGAGCGAGGACACTCTGTACATAGTATTAGCAGTGAGCAAATAGATAATGTAAACAACATAAACATTGACTGGACCGCACTTAATCCTGCCATGGTAGAGAAGCAATTACAACAATTACCAATCATTGATTTTGTGTTCTTCAACCACAACGGTAGCGCACTTAGTCCACAGAGTTTTGGTAATCTAAGTACCTTGGAACTTTGGAAGTTGGGCAAACACTGGAACCAGCAATATTATAATAGTGTAATATTTCCGTTTCATTTACTACAGTCAATCCAACTAAACACACAAGCAGTTGTAGCCTGGATGGTTAGTAGTTATGTCTATAACCATGCAGATATTACCTATACTGATTATATAGGCAATAAGTATCAGAGCTATCTAATAATGAAACAGTTTAGCAACACCGACAAGGCATGTTTTTGTGGTGTTAATCCTGACAGTCTATATGATGTAGACGTTGAGCCAGGAGAATTTATAGAGGGCATGTACAAGTTAGATAGACAAAATTTAAACGGCACAGTCATATGTTTTGACTACACAAAAGATACAAACTTCGACAAATTTAATATATAATAATAGAATATGAACAAAGATTACAGTCCAGATTTACAAAAACTATTTTTAGAAATGATGATGTCAGATGCACAGATGTTTGTGCGTGTGGGTAACATCTATAATCCTAAAAACTTTGACAGAGGTTTACAGGATACCGCAAAGTTTATACAAGAGTATGCAGACAAGCACAAGAGTTTGCCTACAAGAGATCAGGTAAAAGCAACGTCTGGTGTAGAACTAAAAGAAGTTGGAGAAATAGATGAAGGACAGTATGACTGGTTTATGGAGGAGTTTGAAGGCTTCAGTCGCAGACAAGAACTAGAACGTGCTATTTTAAAAGCGGCAGATCATTTGGAAAAAGGTGAGTTCGATCCTGTAGAAAAATTAATTAAAGATGCTGTGCAAATTAGTTTAACAAAGGATCTGGGCACAGATTACTTTGAAGATCCTAAGGCTAGATTGTCGTTACTGAAAGACAATAACGGACAAGTAAGCACAGGCTGGCCCACACTGGATAAGAAACTGTTTGGTGGATTTAACAAAGGCGAATTAAACATCTTTGCTGGAGGTAGTGGTAGTGGTAAAAGTTTGTTTATGCAGAACATTGCTATTAACTGGGTTACACAAGGACTTAACGGTGTGTTCCTTACACTAGAACTTAGTGAGGGTCTTTGTGCAATGCGTATTGACTCTATGGTGGCTAACGTAAGTACCAGAGAAGTATTTAAAGACATTGATACTGTGGAAATGAAGGTTAAGATGGCTGGTAAAAAGTCTGGAGCTCTGCGTATTAAGTACATGCCAGCACAAAGCAACGTTAATCAGATTAGAGCGTACTTGAAAGAACTTGAAGTACAGACAGGACGGAAAACAGACTTTATTATGGTAGACTACTTGGACTTGGTTATGCCAGTAAGTGCTAAAGTAAGCCCGAGTGACTTGTTTGTTAAAGACAAGTATGTGTCTGAGGAGTTGCGTAACCTAGCAAAAGAATTTAACATATTAATGGTAACAGCATCGCAGTTAAACAGAGCGGCGGTGGAAGAAATAGAATTTGATCATAGCCATATTTCTGGTGGTTTAAGTAAAATAAATACTGCTGACAACGTGTTTGGTATTTTCACAAGTAGGGCAATGCGTGAACGTGGAAGGTATCAGATACAGTTAATGAAAACTCGTAGTTCTAGTGGTGTTGGACAAAAGATTGATTTAGAGTACAACATGGAGACGCTGAGGATTATCGATGCAGGTGAGGATGAGCAAGCCAACAAACCACAGTCAAGTATTATGGATCAAATAAAAACAAAATCAAATACTACAACGACAGAACAACCCAGGGTAAATGCTCAAGTCGATAGTTCAAAGCTCAAGTCTATGTTGGCTGGGCTGAAGAAAGTTGAATGACGATAGTTTTGACATATTATACAGAGAATTAGTGATATTTGAATCTCCAGACGGTGGCCAGACAGTGTACGAAAGACACCCTGGCAAAACAGGACGCAAACTTGTCAAGTACAAGGAGTTGCCAGAGTGGTATATTGACATACAAGAATTTAATAATATAATGCACCACGCCAGTGAAAGTCCTGCACTACAAGATGAATTAAAAAGATTAAAAACGATATGGGAAATATCAAAGAAAGAATAGTATGCACATATTGGATAATTTCGAATATATTCAAAGAACAGCAAAACATGCGGCACAATCAATAGCAAATAAAACTCGTGTTACTTGGTGGGCATGGCACATAGAAAATGTTTTACCAGATGATATCATAGTTGATATTAGAGACTTTATGGATGCAAATCAAAAGTGGGAAGATGTTGATCTTCAAACACAATGGCCAAGGCGTGCTGTACACTGGGACCAAGTCCCATCAAGTGCATATAAGCGTATGCACTATGCGTTCCAACAATTAAGTACAGTGGTATCTGAAGCAGTTGGAGAACAAGTAGAGTTCCAGCATTGCAATATGTGGGAGGATAATAAGGACTACACTATTCCAGCACATGTTGACAATAACAATATTAGAGTAGCAATACAAATTTACTTGAACGATGCTGATCCTGATTGTGGAACGGCATTATATAACGAAAAAGAAGAACAAATACATAAATTTCCTTTCGTTAAAAACACAGGATATATTCTAAAAAATGATCCTCAAAGTTATCACGGTATGATGACTCCAGGTAATATTAGGCGTAGTCTATACGTAAACTATCGATAACAGTATACTCTGACAGATACTGTTCTTCAAATGCTTTCTTATTAGCATCACTAGGAAAACTTAACTGCCCTACCTGAATAGATCCTAATGCAAACTTAGGATCAAAGTGTCCTAGTGCTACAAACTTATCCAGGTGTTTTTCGTAATACTGGATAACATTTTGTTCTAGTTCAGCGTACTCTTCGGAAGTATGGTGTGTGAACTTAACATTGAAGTCACTTTTGAAATACCTTTGTGGGATAAATGCTTCGTTGCCAATGTGTTTATCATCGTCCCTGTACATGTCCACTAGAGTTTTACCTATCTCACAGTAGTTGATGTACAAGCCTCCCCATACTTCCTGCACAGTAAAATGTTTATAGTCACTAGGTGCAAATGGTATCCTGGGTCTGCCATCACTGCTAAATGTGCATACAAATCTAGCATACGAACCGATACTTTCCAGTCTATGTATGTATATGTTAAGTTGTCCTAGAGCATACTGTACATCCTTGGGTGCATTTTTGTAAAAATCGTTACCCTGTTGAGCATCATAGAGCCCATGATAGCGTTCAAATATGTTGTGTAAGTAGTTGAGGTCGTCCTGTGTATAATTGTAGTCAATGTGCCTTTCACATACAGGCTGATATGCGTTTATGGTGTCTACGAAACCATTTATCGTGTCGATACAGTACTCTACGGTATACTTTGATCCAGTAAATCCGTACATACGCTCAGGGTCGTCTAATTGAGTGCCCATATCTAGTGTTTTTTGCAATTCGGCTAACCATTTACTTGCTATTTCAGTATGAAATATGTTAAAATAGAGTATATATTTGGAGCCGAGGGTGTTAGCTAGTGTTATTTCCAGTCTTGCCATAATGGTTGCAGATACTATAAATATACTTAATCCTGGAGTATGAAGTGCAAAAGAAAACAAGAAGTTTATTAGACGAATTAGATATATTTGTTAGCAAAAAAGACAATAATACTCTAATTGAAAACAGAGCTAATAACGTTATTAAGAGTGCAATTAACCTCTTAGAACATATCCGTCAAAACTATGACGCAGACACAGCCGCTAATTTAGAAAAGCGTTTGTTAAACAGCATACGTACAGGCGAACCTGAGAAATTTACTCGAGGAATTAGGAGAGCTCGTAATGAAAGTTAAAGAAGTTGTTACAGAAGGACTTGGTGATTTAGCCGCACAATTTGTTGGTGGCCTAGCAGGAAAAAGCGCCAGTCAGGTAAAATATGAAAAAGAGCAAGCCGCCGCAGATAAAGAGGAACGTGAAGCCGCAAGCCAAGAAGAAAAAGAAGCAAAAGCCAAAGGCATGACAGTGGAACAGTACAGACAATGGAAACAAGATCAGGCTGACAAGGCTCAAGCGGCACAGAAAGAAATAGATGATAGAAAGAAAGCTGATTCTGATGCAAGGGCAAAGTCTCTGGCACGTAAACATGCAATGCTCGCAAAAAGAGGAAGGTAATAGTGAAGGTTAAAGAGTTATTCGAAGCAAACGATATCTGGGCACAAATATTAGGGGGCCTAGCAGGAAAGTCTGCGCAACAAGTTGCTGGCGAACAAGAAGCAAGGCGACAATACAAGGCTATGAGAGACGCTGAGAAACAGGCTAAACAGGATGCCAAAGCTGATATGTCTCAACCTAAGATAGATCCTGAAAAACAAGACACAAAACCTACAGATATATCTGATCCAAATAAACCAGAAGGAAATGTTAACGCAAGTTTAGATAGTAAAGTATCATACGCTAAGTCTAAAGGTTGGGTAGGTCAACGACCAACTAACCAAGAAAAGAATTATTTAGACAGTGTAGATGTTTATGTTGATCCTAACATGTTAGCAGACATACCCGCAAATCAAAATTTTATTCCTCATCGACCTCCACACGAGAAGTTGGGCATGGGATCTTTTAAAGCACCTACAGCAGATATCAATACAGCACTGGGTATGAAAGGTCAAGAACAAATATCAGGGTATTCGTCGTATATCCTTACACCAGCAGGTTGGTATTCTAAGAACAGAGAAGCATATATTAACCCAAAGAGCAAAGCACAAGACATAATTGATATGTACTGGGAAAAGAGTCAAGGCGGTAGAAAATGATTACAGAAGGCGGTAAAGCAATACCTTCAGCGGAACCGATAACACTTAAAAACTTCGACGCTGTTAAGAAAAACTTACAAAAAGCATTGCCGCTTGGATTAGACATGTACCCTATTGGATCAGCAGGCAAGAAAGAAGTCAGCAGTGACGTTGATGTTCTTATTGATGCTGAACAGTTATTAGACACATTTCCTGTAGAAGAATTAAAACTAGCAAGACAAGCACTAGAAAAGCATTTCCAAAACATGGGACTAGAAGCCAAGCGTACAGGAGTTAGCATACACGTTGGCATCCCTAACGGTGAGGGTGGTGTTGCACAGGTAGACTTAATGGCAGTTCAAAATGCTCAAGCGGCACAGCCATTACATACACATGATTACACAGACTCACAAATGAAAGGTGGTACACTACATGCTATGTGGGCAGACCTAGCAAACATGAGTGCGACTCCCGAAGCAGAAAGTTTAATGATGAGTCCATACAAAGGACTAGTTAACAGAGAAACAAAAGAACTAGTCACTAACAACAAAGACGAGATAGCAAAGATTATTATTGGTCCTAGTGCGTCAGCAGATGACATGGGTAACCCAACAAAGTTACTAAAAGCATTAGAACCGTATCCTAAGAAGTACGATGCAATTAAGAACAAATACATGGCAACAGAATGGACTCAAAAATGGCAGAACCTACAGTAGGCAGAAAATATCAACACATTGAAGATCTAGTATTCACTAACGGCAGTCGTGGTGGACTACATGCTGTTGAACGTCTACGTGACATGCAAGAGTCTGGTGGCATAGAACTTAAGTGGGACGGCAGTCCTGTACTTTATTGGGGAGAAGTTGACGGTAAATTTACGGTCTTGATGAAGAATGCTCTTGCATACCTTAAGCGTGGTGTGAGAGAAGTTGGTGCAGGTATTCCTACACTGGCAACAGGACCGCAGGATGTAAATGACTTTGTAGCAGGAACTGGCAAACCACAACCAGGACAAGAAGATGCTAGAATGGCATTTGCTCAAGACATGGGTAACTTATGGCCACTACTACGTAAAGCAAGTCCTAAAAAGGGACTGGTAGAAGGTGGATTACTGTTTTATCCCGGAGAGCCCGCAAAACTTAATCCCGACACAAACGAATACGAATTTAAACCTAACATTACACAGTTTCACATTCCTGCTGACAGTGACTTAGGTAAACGTATTGCTGGTGCTAAAGTTATGGTAGCAGTAACAGGATACTATGAAGATATCAATGCACCTGAAAGCAGACTGGACGGTATTGAGAAACTAAGCACACCAGATGTTATTGTACAGGGTACAACATATACAGAAGCAACACCTAAACTAGATGACAAAGGTTTAAACATTGTAGAACGATATATTAGCAGTAACGCTGGCAATATAGATGACTTTATTAGTGGACAACCTGGCTTAAAGCGACCAGGCGATGTGCTATACAAGTTTTATAATCAAACACTAAGAGTACCCGGTGCTAAAAAAGGTTTTACAGACTGGGTAGAGAAAAATTTAAGTGCAGGACAAGCAGAGAAGATATTACGTCATCCTGGATTAGATGCTACACTAAGTGCAGTTGAAATGATTACAGGACAAAAGAACCAAGTGTTACAGCAACTGGGTTCTACTAAACACGGAGATATCAGACAGACCAAACCGGAAGGTTATGTACAAGCACATCCGGGCAAGGAGTTTAAATCAGACTTACCAGGACAGTTTGTTAAAATGATTGACCAACCTAATTGGTCTCCTAAAGATAAGTAGTACTATGAGAGCAGAAGAATTTTTAATAGAATACACACGTGGTGT